ATAATGTTTTGTAGCATTTCTTCCTTCTCCTTTTTTTGAGTAACTTTTAAAATACCAGGGTGGATCTGCCAAAATTATATCGTATTTCTTTTTAGGAAAAGGAATCATGGCTTGACCCACCTTAAGTAAAGTGTTATCTTTTTCAATAACTTCTTTTGTTAATGTATTAATATTTTTACCAGTCCATTTACGACTTAAACAATCTGCACAATAATTAGTTCCTTTCTCAACTACATCAGCAGGATCACCACATTTTGAACAAACTCTAATATCACCAAAAATATTTATTTTATTTGCCATTAGTTCCAAGCCCCATTTTTCAATAAGTCTATTGGTGTTAATAAATTAATTGGGATCGCATGGCATTTAGGCCTATTAGGAATATTAAAATCTGTTAAATATTTATCCGTACCTAAAACATAAGTTGAATTTACAAAACCATGAATTTCAAAGATTGGTGCTTTGTCTATGACTAAAATATAAATCTCTCCAACTTTACTTCCAAGAGGTCTAATAATTAAACTATTATTTTTTTTTGGTAATTGTGATCTTATTTGTAAATGTGTATCATGAAATATAAGATCTGCATTGTTGCCATGATTAACATGGTAAGTGTGTTCAATGCCTAAATATTTTGCAACCACCAATTCTGCTTGACTCCCACTAATTGATTTAGCAATTTTTTCATTTAAACTTCCTTTAAATCCATGCCCCCAATCTTGACCAAGACGCATTGATTCAAAAACTCTCATTAAACCATTTTGTGAAGTTATAAATAATTCATAAAGGTCTAGCTTAATTTCTATCATTTAATCCAATTTCCATCTTTGTCTTTGCAATAGTGTAAAAAAACAGGCTTACCTTTATAAATATGGTAGCCCCAAACTTCTCCGTTGCCTTCTTTGTAATTAGGATTTTCTACAAACTTTGTATTTTTCTCAAATGCTTGTTCACAAGTTATTTTTTTTATGTTTTGAGAAATTGGAATTTTAATTAAGTGCATGGCTGGACTAACATCCGTACCTGCAACACCTAGTATTAGAAAAAAAATACTCATATCAATAATTTGTGTTTTGATTCGTTAGGCCTACTAAATAAGCTGAAAAAAAATAAAACTTGTTGGGGAATTTTGTTGAATTTGTAGTTTAGAACTGTTTTAAAGAAGAAAATTTTTAAAAAATTAGTTTTAACCTTAATAAATGATGGTCTAAAAACCTTGATTTTACTTATGTTTTCTCTCATTTTTTTCTTCACTAATTATAAATTAAATTATGAATCGCAAGATAATTATAAACCAATCTTAAACAAGTTGACAACCATTATTAAGTCAATGTAATGTCAATAAATGGATAATAAAAAAGAAATTAATTATTTGGATATAATGTATAGTCCAAACAATATGAATAATAATGATTTTAGAAAAGAAGGATTAGAACTTTTAAAAAATAAATATAAAAAAACAACTCAAGACTTTATTAAAGATACTTACCCAAAAAAAGAATGGGCTAATTGGGAAGTAAAAATATCAAGATTAATAAATAAACCTAAAAATTCTAAAGAAAATTTTGGTGCTTTACAATTAGCTGAAGCGTTAGCAAAATTTGTTTCTAAAAAATTAAGACCAAATGATTTAGCAATTACCCCAAATTATTTTTTAGGTAGAGCAGCTTATGTAGATATTATTGGTGCTAGTTATGGTAATGGTCAAATAGGATTATTTCAAAAAAAAAATATTAAAAAAGTTTCTGTTCCTGCAAGATATAGTGGTTTTCAAGCAATAACCTCAAGAAATGCTTTATCAAATGGAATGATAAGATTATTTAAACCTAAAAATTTTATTGATCCAGAGGCAGATAATAGATGGGGTTTAGCCCAAGATAAAAAAACAAAAATTATTTGGGTAGGTGGTATTGAGCCTAGAAGTAATGGAAAATATGATATTTTAGATAAATCTGCATCAACAGGAAAAACGATTGGCATATTAGTTGAAGATATAAATTTGGCTTGGTCAACTAGAATCGAACAAGCCTCTTTTCCTCAATATTGGGATTATTAACACTTATCATTGAGTGTTAATCAAATTGACAATTACATATAATTAGCTTACAAGTCTTGCATGAGCAAGAGAATCAAAATAATAGGTGACTGTTATAAAAAATTTAATTTAAAACACACTTCCAAATCACAAAATACAATTCCAGAAGATATACGATTTAGAAATTATATCGTAATGACCACTAAAGAAAAAATGAATATGCCAAAATCATCTTCATTTGAAGGTGGAACTTTGATTCATGAAATTGTTCAAGCCCATTTAGTTAAAAAAATAAAACTTGAGGAAATATCATGATAGAAAAAATTGTTGAAAGAATAGAAAACTATACACCAACTGATGAAAAAGATGGTTTTAAATTTGAGAACATAGTTAAAAATAGAAATTTAATTGCTCAAAATCACATAGACAATATTAATGAATTACCAAAGCAAGAATGGGAAGAAGAAAAAGAATTTACCCATTGGGATGAGCAAGGAAGAATCCAAACTTATTTTTTATGTTATGTAGATTTAATTGGTGCTGCAGTTGATCAAACAATGAAGTCTTATTTTGGAGATATTAAAAATGTTTTTGGAACTGTAATGACTACAAAAAAAGGATTGTCTTACACAAAAAAGAAATGTCCGACCAAACCATTTCATAGTGATTGCCTTCAAATTGCCTTATATCAAAAGGTCTTACCAAATCATATCCCTTTTTTAACTTATGCAAGTGATTATGATAGACAACTTTTTACTCCTGATAATTGTGAGGAATTACAAAAAGATAATCTTGAAAAATATTATAACGAATTAGTTTTATATCAAAGATGTTGGGAAAAAAAATTAGAGTTTGCTAATGGTGATCCAAAAGTTTTGGCTTTACTTTGTAAGCCTGACTTTAGTGAAATAAGAAAAAATGGTTTTTGGTGGAAGGGTTTCCCAAAAGAAATTACTCAAAGATTTAGAGGATATTATGAGTGATCAAGGAATTATTAAACCTTTACGCCAAAGAATAAAAGATTTAGAAGAAATTAATTTGGCTCATCAAAAAAAGAATGGCCAATTAAGAATTGAAATTCAAGACAAAGACAAAAAGATTAAAGAGTTAGAAGAACAAATTACAAACCCAACAAAAAAATTGAGAGAGGTAGGACAACTATGAGTAAAGAAAAAACATTGGAAAGCGCAATACAACAATTTAGAGATAATATTAAACAAAGCGACTATGTAAAATTAGGTGCTAAAGGTGAATACCTAACTGTGCCATATCGTATTAAGTTTGTAAGAGAATATTTTGGAAATAGATTACAAATTTTAACTTTTAGTAGTGAATTGGAAAATGGCTCTACAAAATTTAGAGCAAGTGTATTCTTAGATGGCAAAGAGTTAAGCGTTGGTGAATCTAAAATGATGGTTAATAGAGACAAAGAATTTGAGAAATCGCAAACAGTCAGTATTGGCCGTGCGCTTAGTATCTTAGGGTTTATGGGTAATGAAATTGCAACAGCAGAAGAGATTGAAGATTTTATTAAAGATAAAGAAGATTGGAAAGACACAAAAGGAATAAATGATATTCCAAAACCTTTTACCAAAGCACCAAATAAAAAATTTAATACTCAAGAATTTGCTAAAGAATGGATGGAGAAGCTAAGAAAACAAGCCGAACTATCTCCAACTGTAAATAAATTTGAACAAGGGATTCAAGTTTTGGGTAAAGAATACACCAACGAATTAGAACAACTTTATCTTGATCCAATTGAGGATGTGAGAGTTGCTAATGAATACAACAAATTAAAATCACAAATACAAGGAAGAAAACCTAATGGACAATAAATACGATAATCAAATAGCTTTGTGGAAACGTCAACCAAGAGAAACAGATAAACCTGGAACTAAATATCCACACTATACTGGCAAAGCCTCAATTAATGGTACGCCAAAACAAGCTGCGGCTTGGTTGAATACGGATAAACAAAAAGATACTCAACCTGACATAAGTATTAAATTAAGCGATCCCCAAACTAAAGAGGAGACACCCTTTTAATGGATAACGAAAGCGTAAATCCTCAACACTATAAAAAAGCCATCCAAACTTGCGATGCAATTATGAGTCAACAAACTCATGAAGAAAATATTGGTTACTTAAAGGGTGCTGGTCTAAAGCACCTTTTTCGTTTTGGTCAAAAACATGGAACATCAATAGATAGTATCATCATGGATTTGGAAAAGTGTCTTTGGTATTTAAAAAAATTATTAAA